TTGGCAATAAGTCTGTTATAACAGGCAACGATTCAGCACAAGGAACTTCTCTGCTTCCGGCACCGAGACAATCAGAAAGCAGCGAAACAAACACAACAATCGAAGAAGTTACTGAATTCGGACAAAATCCTAACTCTCTTTCTAGGTCAGACAACGTCCAGTTAAGAGTAGCACAGATGTTTCAAAATACTCTACTAAATCAATGGTCAGATCTAATCACAGCAGAAATGCGTATCATAGGTGATCCATTTTTCTTACCACAACAGACTGGAAATTATATTGGTCAATCTGCCGCCGGTAGTCCTAACCTTACCACAGACGGCACAATGAATTATATGCAAAATGAAGTGTTTGTAGTAGTTAATTTTAAAACACCGTTCGATTATCAGATAGAAGGTGCTACTATGGAGTTCCCACAAGTTGTATCTCAGTTTAGTGGATTGTTCAGTTGCTGGGCAGTTACTAATAATTTTTCTAAAGGTCGTTTCGAACAAACAATTAAACTGATAAGACGCAGAGGACAAGACGCCGAATCTACTACCGAAAATACAGGCATACTAGCTATAGATAATTCCGCCAGCATAGTCGAAGGCTTTGCGTCTACTGACGATGCCGCTTTAAGACAGCAGCGTGCCCAAAATATAGCCACAGGTGCTACATTTAATTCTGACGGCACAGTTGCTGGTTCAGGTCAAGCAGCTAGACCTGGATCGAGACTACCACCAGTTGTAAGAGCAGGCGGAGTAACATTTGATCCAAGGACTGGAGTGTTTCCTGGACAAAGTGCAGATTCTGCTTCTAATACAGAAATTTTTGACTTAGATCAATTTCGAAATGATGAAGTTAATAATGTTCTCAATAGTATTGGACGTTCTGGCATTAATTCCCAGCCGCCGATTCCACTAAGAACTGGTAGTGCTGCACCAAGACTAACAAGACCTGGACAAAATACTTCCGGTCAATCTGCAATAGACCAAAGCCGTGCTCAAAAAATTGACAGTCAACAAGGCAATTCTAGTGTTTAATAGGAAAATAATTAATGTCGCAACCATATAAACAGAAAGCCAGTTTGCGTTCTAGCGCACATCAACAAACTAATTATATTAAAGTATAGCTATTGATTAGCGCAAGGTAAAAAAGACAAATGACAGAAATAAGAATTTCAGATAAAGAAATGCAGCTATTATCTTTTGTGGCTAGAGGAGAAGCAACAGCCGGAGTCGATCCTTATACTAGCATAGTCCCTAATTCTTCTAATCCACAGCTTACACAAATAACCCTGGCTGAAGTTGATCGTTTTCAAACACAAAGGATAGCAGCTAACCAAGGCTCAGCCGCTGGTCGATATCAATTTATTCGAAAAACATTACGATATACTATAGGATTAATAGGCATTAATACTACAAGAATTAGATTTACACCCGATGTACAGGATGCATTAATAATGTATGTATTAAGAACTAGACAGTCAGATCAATGGCTAGCAGGAACACTATCCACTGATAGATTCATGATTAAACTAGCACAAGAATTTGCTTCGATGCCTGTGCCTTATGCTATGCAAGGACATTTTAGACCGGTGCGTAAAGGTGAAACTTACTATGCTGACTATGTGAAAGATAAAAATGGAGAGTATATACAACCATTAGTAGAATCTCCAAATAATAGGTCAAAAGTCGATATACACTCCAATCTATCCCTCACAGATCCTGACAGGATACAAACAAGAGAACAAGGCACCAACACAATATATCAAGAATTAGAAGATATACTTGCTGCCGAAACTGGAAATATAAGAACTATTTCTTTAGCGCCCGACGGCCCTAACACCGCCGCCCCAGCAGCGGGAACTACTCCAAGAGCGCAAATTGCTGCGCAAGCCGCAGGAGTAGGAGTAGGTGCGTATACAGGAGGAAATGCAGGCTCTAGACCAATACCTTCGACTATTTTACCGGCTGCAACAGGCGCTGTTTATCAGTATAGAACTACAGATCCACTAGATGATAGATATGACTTTAGGACTGGAGAAAAAATAAAAGATCTAGGCATACACGGAACTGGACCAGCCTCAGCATCACCTGTAATAAATGGCAATATTGGATTGGCTAGAGTAGCTACAACCAACAGTGGCGTAGAACCGCCAACAACAGGACCAGTCGCAGACAGCACTGAATCTGCTCTGTCTAGTGATCTACAATCTAATATTAGTGAGGCACTAAGCACTCTAGCAGATCCTGGTGCTGTGTTATCTAATCTAGTAGAGAGGGCAAGTTCACTGTTCAATGAAAGTGCTATTAATTCAGCACTCACCGGCGGTCAATCAACAAGTGCTACTGATTTTGCCAGTGCTGTAACAAGACAGCTGGAAGTGTTACAAAACGCTGAGCCTACCATTTCTAATAGAACGGACGGCCCTGTCCCAATAACTATACCGACAAGACCAGGACAAACTAGACCAGATAAAGCCTTTCCATCTGCTAACAACGTAGGACCTCAATAATGGCATCCAGCTATACAAGAACCGCAGCTAGCGGCACAATAATAAAAAACTCAGGACCATATGAAGCTCTTATAGTAAACAATCTTGATCCAAAATATATGGGATCACTTGAAGTAGAAATATTAAAATATACCGGTGCAGGCAACAGTCCAGAACGCAGCGGCGAAATATTAACAGTGAGATATCTGTCACCGTTCTATGGAGTTACTTCTAGCCGAGGCATAAACCTTGACGACGGATATGCCAACACTCAAAAAAGCTATGGATTTTGGGCAGTACCACCTGACATAGGTACTAGAGTTCTTGTGATATTTGCTGAAGGAAATCCTAACTTCGGATACTGGATCGGTTGTGTACAAGACGACTATATGAATTTTATGGTTCCTGATGGCAGAGCAAGTACAGAGCGCACAACCGAAGCTACACCTCAAAATTTAACAGGCGTTAAATTACCAGTAGGCGAATACAACAAACTTATTGAAACAGGCGAACTAGTAGACCCAACACTGTTTAAAAAACCCTACAATAAAGATTTTACAAATGTGCTAGAAGTACAAGGCCTACTTTTTGATGAAGTTAGAGGCACAACCACAACCAGTGCTAGACGAGATACTCCCAGTATGGTATCTGGATGGAGTACTCCTGGACCTGCAGATAAAAGAACTGGCAACCCCAGAGTAGAACTAGGAGCCGTTGGAAGACGTGCCAACATGCCCTTTAATAGATTGGGCGGATCCAGCTTTGTAATGGACGACGGCGATGACAAATTTGTTCGTGCTACTCACGCAGAGGAAGGACCACCGTTCTATATTAACAAAGGAGCCGGCGAAACAGGCGGCGACGAAACTATACCGCAAAACGAATTGCTTAGATTGAGAACTAGAACCGGACACCAAATTTTATTACACAATTCAGAAGATTTAATCTACATAGGCAACAGTCGCGGCACAGCATGGATAGAAATAACATCAGACGGTAAAATTGATATTCATGCTCAAGACAGTATCAGCATCATGTCAGACAATGATATTAATTTTACTGCTGAAAGAGATTTTAACGTAGAAGCCGGCCGCAACATCAATATGAAAGCCACTGCTAGATACAGCGATGGAGCACAATATCTTGATAACAAAGAAAGTGGCCGTGTACAGGTTGAAAGTGCTTGGGATACAAACTTTTTTGTAGGACATGATTATAAACTAACAGTTAAGGGTAACGGCGACGTTGCTATTGATTTAGATCTAAACACCACAGTCAAAGAAAGCTATTATCTCCACGCTAATCAAGATATTATGACATTGTCAGATAAATCAACACATATGAAATCAGGTCAAAGTTTCTTTAGAACTTCAGGCCGCACTATGCATGATAATGTAGCACAGAGTTACATGCTAAAAGCTGCTAATTTTGATTCAAATATAGGATTTGGTTATAGACTAACAGTGGGTGGATTACTAAGCCAACAAGCAGGCGGCGAAGTTCGTACCACAGCAGGAGCCAGTATTACACGACAAAGCGGTGCTAGTATATACGACGAAGCTGCGGTTGGTATTAATCTATTAGGTGGGTCGATCATAGCCGGTGATGCTCGCCTAATTCATTGGAACAGTGACCTTGCTGGATCTGGCACCCCAGCAGTCACAGCGCAAAATGCATTAACTGCACAGGCTGCATTAGATGCTGACAGAGTATCTCCGCTAACTACAGTTACACTACCTTATACATTTCCTGGAGCACAACAGCCTGTACCATATGAAAGTATACTAACAAGAGCACCACAGCATGAACCTTGGTCGCATCACGAAAACATGAACCCACAAGCGTTTAAAAAAGAACAAACAGACAGAGAAGATCCTGGCATGTTGCCTCCAAATGATAGAATTGTAACACCTGATACATTTGCTAAAAACAAAGGATCAATTACCACCAGCCAGACAGTTCTTAATTCTGGTAACATACAAGGATTCGACGGCGGAACAGGCGATGGTTCTATAGTAAACGGAACTGAGTCTCAGGGCTCTGTAAATACATTCAGCGGCGATCAACAGATTGACGCAGCTAGAGGAAATCCTGACAACATTACTACAAGATTCTTTGTAGGCGACGGACCCTTAGGAACTATTAAAACTAAAAAACGCGGACTTACTACACAAGTAGCAGAATTGTTTGTACCTAATTTCCAAGGATTTATTGATGATCTAGAAGACAGTGGTTATGAAATACGCACTCTATTGGGATATGCTAAACGTCAAACTGTTAGCGGAGGATCCTGGAGTGTTCATGCCAGCGGCGCCGCTATTGACATCAATCCACCAAACCCAGTACACAATCAATATCCTAATGGATTTTACTCGCCACGTCCTGCTAACGCACCTATGACAGACATGCCACCCAACACACTACAACTTGCTAATAAACATGGACTAGGTTGGGGCGGCGCCTGGACTTCGATTGATGATGCTATGCATTTCAGTGCTCGCAAGAATGAAGGCGGCGCCTTTGATTTCCCTAGAGGATTCATTCCTCTAGGGCCTAGTTCAGAGAGAGCAGACGGAGTACCGCTTGTACCTGAAGACGGAACTGATATCAAAACACCATCAGATATCGATGATTCAAATCTACCAGGACCACAAAATGCTGACGGCACATCTAGAACCGGCTCATAATAACGAGATAAATACTGTATGAGTGAGCTAGAAAAAAATCTGTACAAACGTGTAACTGTTAAATCCAATGGGTCAACTGCCAGCAGTGGCAGGTCCTATAGAGGGTTCAGCACAGTTAGCACTAAAAACGAAGGATTTAGCCTCTACGACTTTGAACTTATTAAGCAGGACATTATCAATCATTTTCATATCCGTCAAGGTGAGAAATTAAGCGATCCTTCATTTGGTTGCATAATTTGGGATCTACTGTTTGAACCATTTACTGCTCAGGTTCAGGAAGCGATTATACAAAATGTTACTACTATTGTTAACTTTGATCCCAGAGTAAGTGTTGACAGTATAATAGTAGACACCTACGAACAGGGTATAAGTGTAGAATGTCAAATAGCGTACCTTCCTTATAATATTTCAGAGCAGTTGAGATTCCGTTTTGACCAAGCAAACGGCTTACTATAATTAACTACGCAGTTTTTCAAACTGGATAAATATCATAGTAAACAAGGAATCTCAGCATGTCTTCAAGCGATAGACAAAACAGACTATTAGTAGCCGAAGATTGGAAAAGAGTATATCAAAGCTTTAGGAACGCAGACTTCCAAAGCTATGATTTCGACAATCTTCGCAGAACAATGATCAATTATCTGCGTCAAAATTACCCCGAAGATTTTAATGATTATATTGAAAGTTCGGAATATCTTGCACTGATTGATATGATTGCTTTCCTTGGGCAGAATCTAAGTTTCCGTATTGATCTCAATGCTAGAGAAAATTTCCTTGAAACAGCAGAGCGTAGAGAATCAATACTGCGTCTTGCTAGAATGCTTGCCTACAACCCAAGACGCAATCAAGCAGCCAACGGTTTACTAAAAATTACCACAGTAAAAACTACTGAATCAATAAGAGACAGTTCTGGGGTAAATCTTGCTGGCGTAGTTGTTCGCTGGAATGATCAATCAAATTCTAATTATTTTGAACAGTTTATCAAAGTGCTCAACGCTGCACTGCCAGTTACAAATGCTGTAGGAACTCCGCTCAAAAGCGAAAACATAGACGGCGTACAAACACAAAAATATCGATTCAATGCTACCAACAGCACTGTTCCAGTTTTCCCATTCGCAAAGAACGTAGAAGGTGTAAGCACTCGCTTTGAAGTAGTAAGCACAGATTTCGACAACAGCAGTATCAAAGAAGAACCGCCACTGCCTGGAACTAGTCCTGCGTTTTTATTCCGTGATGACGGCCAAGGTGCAGGCAGCAACAACACAGGATTCTTTATGCATTTCCGTCAAGGAAAATTAGACAACGGAACTTTTTCTGTTAATAATCCTACTCCAAATCAAATAGTTTCTATCGACGCAGAAAACATTAACAATTCGGACGTCTGGATATATTCAGTTGACACCAACGGTTTTGAAACAACTGCCTGGACCAAACTGGATTCAGTAGAAGGCAACAACATCATCTACAACAGCCTATTTCAAAATATAAGAAACGTATATGCTGTGACTACTAGAATAGGCGACAGAATTAATCTAGTGTTTAGTGATGGTGTATTTGGCAACCTGCCTGCTGGCAATTTTAAAATCTATTACAGAACCAGTGCTAATAGACCTAGTGTTATTGCACCAGGTGCAATAGGCACTGTGACCATAGAAGTGCCATACCAAGGTCGTACAGGTTCGCTAGAAACTCTTACACTTGGCCTAAGATTACAAAACACAGTAGCCAACGGCACTGCTACAGAATCAAACGCCAGCATCAAACAAAATGCCCCAGCAACATACTACACACAAAATAGATTGATCACTGGTGAAGACTACAACATTGGTCCTCTTGCGATCAGCCAAGACATTATAAAAACCAAAGCAGTAAACAGAATATCCAGCGGCATCAGCAGATACTTTGATCTCAAAGATGCCAGCGGAAAATATTCAAATACCAGCCTGTTCGCAGATGACGGTGTAGTTTATAAAGAAACATTTGATACAAAAACACAGTTTAGTTTTGCTACACAGAGTGATATCGAAGGCATAATTGTAAACACTGTTGAAGATATAATTGCCAGCACTAATCTTAAGAATTTCTACTATTCAGAATTTCCACAAATTATTGTTACTGACCTAAATGCCAGTTGGGAAAACACAACTGAATTTACAAATCAATATACAGGATTTATCAAAGACGTAGACGGCACCGCTTACACACTGGGTTCGTTCACTGCCAACAATTTGCGATTAGTAGAAGCAGGAACACTGGTGAGATTTGTTCCACCACTTTTATCGTCAGGCGCTGTGCAATATTTCTTACCCGACGGTGCTTATACTACTAATATAGAAGCAGTAGGAGCAACCAGTTACAAATGGACCAGAGTAGCTGCTGTATCGGGCAATGGTGCTGAACCTACTGAAGCAGGCGACGGAGCAGTTACACTGGTTGACTTTATACCCAACGGTGCTATACTAGAACAGATCGTTCCTAAGTTTTCCAGATCGTTATCAAATGATCTCAAGACACAGATCATCGATCAAACCTTTGCCTACAAAGATTATGCTCTGAGATATGATGTGGACCAACGAGACTGGGAACTTGTGCTAGCAGCGGATGTCAATACTATTAATGATTTTGCAGTAGGTAAAGCAGGCGATATCAGCGGACAGAATCTAGATTCAAGCTGGCTACTGTATTTTAAAACCAACGGCGAAACATATACCATTACATACAGAAATCTTCGTTATGTGTTTGAAAGTGCTGGAGAAATACGTTTCTTCTTTGACAGTGCTGATAAAATTTACGATCCAAAAACCGGAAAAATAGTTAGAGACAATATCACAGTATTAAACATCAACAAGCAACCAGACGCTAACAATAGTTTTACTAGAGATTTTGTATGGAATATCAGCGATGCTTACAGAGACAACGAAGGCTATGTTGATACTAGAAAAATACAAGTACAATTTTTTGATCTAGACGACGACGGCGTAATAGATGACCCAGACCTGTTTGAAAAATTAATCGAGCCTAGTGCCAATCCTCAGCAAAAAATAATTATTCAACAGCGTTATACTACTACAGACGGCGTAGAAGATTTTAGATATTTTGACAACGCTAATAATACTGTTAAAATTGTAACCAACGAAGCTGCGATAGTTTACAGCAGGGAAGTTGAAGGTCAAGTATTTTATCTGTTTGAAGAAGGTGTGTTTAAGACTCTAAATAAATCTCGCAACAACACCACAATTAATACCAACTACAGAGCTTTTGTAGGTCGCAGTGGCCTTAAGTTTCATTATGTACATGTTGCAGATTCAAACTACAGAATTGACCCAAGTGCTAGCAACATAATCGACACTTACCTGCTTACTAGAAACTATGATACAGAAGTGAGAAAATTCCTCACTGGTGGCAGAGCTACTGACCCGAAACCAGAAAGCAATGACCAGCTGTTTAGAAACTATGGCAGCGCAATTAATTCTATAAAATCAATCAGCGATGAAGTGATTTATCATCCGGTTAAGTATAAGATGCTGTTTGGCAGCAAAGCAAAAGAAGACCTACAAGTGAAATTTAAAATTGTAAGAAATAAAGATCTAGTAGTTAACGAAAATGAACTCAAAGCAGATATTATACAGGCTGTTGACAGATTTTTCGCAATTGAAAACTGGGACTTCGGCGAAACATTTTTCTTCCAAGAACTGAGTGCCTACATTATGAATCAACTTAGTCCGAAACTATTGAGTGTGATTATTGTTCCTAGACAAGGATCACAGTCATTTGGAAGTCTTTTTGAAATCAAATCAGAACCAGATGAAATCTTTATCAGCGCAGCAACAGTTGCGGATGTAGAAATCATCGACGAATTAACTGCTACAGAACTACAAGCCACTGGCACAGTATTAACCAGCGTTAGCACAACTGCTACAACAGGCATAACTAGTTCTCCTAGCACACCAACAAGCACTATGGGCGGAGGTTTTAGCTACTAATGGCGTACAACGATAATCAAAATGAAAGTCCGCTACCAACACCAGGCAATGACAAGCGCACAGCATCTGATCTAATACCGAAGTTTTTTAAAACAGAAGCCAACAGAAAGTTTCTACAAGGAACAATCGATCAGCTGATACAACCTGGCGTAGCAGAAAAGCTAAGTGGATTTGTAGGACGTAAAACAGCCAAAGCTCGCAAAGCTGACGACAACTATATCGGTGATGTAAGTGCAGATAGAGAAAATTATCAGTTTGAACCAGCTGCTGTAATCAAAGACACACTGGATAATGTTACCTTCTACAAAGATTATAACGACTATCTAGGATCTCTACGTTTCTTCGGAGCAAACACAGACAACCACGACCGTCTAAACAGCCAAGAATACTATGCCTGGGATCCCCACATAGACTGGGACAAATTTGTAAACTTCCGTGAATACTACTGGCTACCAAACGGACCTCTCAGTATTCCTCTAAGAGGACAACAGAGAGAAATCGTCAGCACCTACACTGTAACCACTGTGACAGAAGATGACAACACTGCTTATGTGTTCAATGACGGGTTTACTAGAAACCCAACTCTTAAACTGTACAGAGGACAGACCTACAGATTTGAAATAGACACACCAGGCCATCCTATTGCATTTTCGATCAGCAGAACGTTTACACCAGGCACTGCTATTCTCACTGCTGGATCAGAAGGTCTAAGAGCTAACGGACTTTTTGACGGCGTTCTCTATGGCAACGAATACGATCAGGGAGACTTTATTATCCTTCCCAGCAGCGGCAGCGTTTTCTTTGAAGCTGATGATAATGTAAGCACACTGTATCCAGACGGTATTCGCAAGCTAGGCGAAGATGGAGAAGAAGTTGCTACTGTTTATGTAGAACGTGGAACTATTGAATTTACAATACCTGCCGACTCACCTGAAAGACTTTACTATATCAGTAAAAACAGTATTGATACCAGCGGTCTGTTAAGAATCTATGATGTAGAAGAAAATACTTTTCTCGACGTAGAAGCAGATATTCTAGGCAAGAAGACCTATCGCAACGCAGATGGAATAGAACTGTCAAACGGTATGAAATTACAATTCACTGGTGACGTTACTCCTGCTGAATACAATCAGAATCAATGGTACGTCGAAGGTGTTGGCGACAAGATTTGTTTGATCAAAGACGTTGATCTAATTATTCCAGCAGCTTATTCTGAAAACAGATTAATACCTTTTGATTCAGATCAGTTTGATGTACTGCCATTTGCTAATGCTAGTTCTTTCCCAGCTGAAAAAGATTACCTAGTAATCAACAGAGCCGCACGTGATAGAAATGCATGGAGTCGCTACAACCGTTGGTTCCATAGAAGTGTTGTTGAGACTAGTTTTCTGCGCAACGATCTACCAGTTAACATTGACGAAGAAACTAGAGCCAAGCGTCCTATTATTGAATTTGAAGCAGGACTTAAACTGTACAACTTTGGTACAGAAGCCAAACGTGATGTTGATCTTGTGGATACATTTACTCAAGATGTGTTTAGTACAATAGAAGGTCAATTAGGATATAACGTAGACGGTGTTGATATTGCTGATGGTATGAGAGTATTGTTTATAGCAGATACTGACATACTAGTGCGTGGTAAAATCTATCAAGTAAACTTTATAGAAATAGGAAATAACAGACAGATTAGTCTAGTTGAAACAGCGGACACTGATCCTTTAGAAAACGAAACAGTGTTTGTTACACAGGGTAATAGATATACTGGTCAAACATTTTTCTACAACGGCACAGACTGGCAAATAGCACAGGAAAAAACACAGCGCAACCAACCTCCGCTGTTTGATCTATGCTGTCCACAGGGCAACGAGTTCGCAGATACTGATGTGTTTGACAGTGCTACATTTAGAGGGACAAAAATATTCAGCTATAGACAGGACACCGGCTCGACTGATCCTGAATTAGATTTTGCTCTAACATATAGAAATATTGAAAACAGCGGTGACATACTGTTTGACTTCAATTTACTTACTGACAGTTTTACAGTACAAACTGACAGTGGTGTAGAAACAGTTACCACAGACACAGCAAACCTAAGAAGATATCGCACCAGAACTGACTTTGCTTGGGTTAACGGATGGTCAAGTGTGCCTGCTCTAAGCAAGCAGTATGTCGTAACACAGTACATCGCCGACGATCTAACAGTCAACAGTTTTGAAGTAGACGTTTATGATCGTGCAGGCGATCTAAATGATCTCAAGGTAATTGTACAGGTTAACAACAGCTTAAAAGTTAGACTTCAAGACTATGAAATCGACAGAATTAATTCAAGAGCGTTTGTGAGATTTTATCAAGATCTCAATGAAGGCGACGTAGTTGTAATAAAAACTCGCAGCACAACAGTTAAAAATGTCAACGGATATTATGAATTTCCTCATAACCTTGAGCGCAATCCACTGAACCAAGACGTGACTGAATTTACACTAGGCGAAGTAATTGATCATGTTAGCAGCATGGTCGAAGAACTGAATCAGTTCAGCGGAGTATTCCCAGGAACCAGCAACATCAGAGATCTTGGCGATATTGACAGATACGGTAAAAAGTTTGTAAAGCACACCGGACCAATCAACCTACCTTTGTATCACCTTACCACCAAAGACTACAACATTGTCAAGGCATTGAGATACAGCAGAGATGAATATGCTAAGTTCAAGCGTGTGTTTTTAGAAACTGCCGAAACACTGGGATTCGACGGCGAAACTAGAATACACGTTGACAGAGTTCTAGCAGAAATGAACAAGGACAAGATCAAAAGTCAGCCTTTCTATTTCTCAGATATGATAGGCTATGGTCCGTTCAATAGAATCGAATACGAAGTATTAGATCCCAGATCAACATTCTATGCTCTGAGCCGAACATTTTCTCTAAGCGATCCCAGTGCTAGAAGTGCGCTGATTTACCTCAATGGTCGTCAACTAACACACAACAGAGATTATACATTTAACACCGATGGATATGCTCTTATCAGTGCTGATCAACGAGAAGGCGACACTATTGAAATAGTAGAATATGCTACAACAGATGGCGGCTTTGTTGCCCCAACACCTAGCAAGTTGGGATTGTATCCAAAGTACGAACCTGAATTAACTATTGATGATACTTTCCAAACTGACGAGCCCGCTTCAGAAGGCCCATATAAAATCTACGGTTCTATAGTCGACGGTCATCCGCTGCTAGGAGCCAGAGGATGGTTCTATCCAGTATACACTTCACGTTCAGCAGCTAGAGCAGCAGACACAGCTCTGGGAGGCACAGGCACAATTGAATCTCTACAGTTCAAAGGTCTAAACAGAACACTGTACATGGCAGCATCAGCAGAAAACACTCGTGGTGGCCAAGACAATATTGAAATAGATGCGTATCCTGTGGGCATACCTTTTGTAAGAGGTCACGACGGCAGCTATATTAGAGCATACCTAGACTATAGAGACGAGCTACTTTTAGAACTAGAAAAAAGAATATTCAACAACATCAAAGTTGAATGGTCAGAAGATATAACTGACGTCTACGGATTTGCAGGCGGCGATTTTAGATCTAGTGAATTTACTAGAACAGAACTAAACAGAAGTCTGTTAACAGAATTTACACAATGGTTAAAACTGGTTGACAACGATTACACTGACAATTTCTTCTACGATCGTCTAAACGAATTTACATTCAACTATTCAAATGCTAACAATCCACAAGGAGAACTAGCACCAGGATTTTGGAGAGGTGTGTACAAGCGTGCGTATGACACAGATCGTCCTCACTCACATCCATGGGAAATGTTGGGATTCACAATCAAGCCAACATGGTGGAACACAGTTTATGGTCCAGCACCATATACCAGCGATAACCTTATACTTTGGAGAGACCTAGAGCAGGGCATTGTAAGAGAACCTGGTAAAGAAATACAAGTAAAGGATAAATTTGTTCGTGCCGGCCTGGCCAACTTTATCCCAGCAGACAATCAAGGCAATTTAAAATCTCCCCTACGCTCCGGCTATGTTAAGAATTTTGTGTTGAGATTGAGCACTGGCAACTTTAACTTCGGCGACGAAGCACCTGTAGAAACAGCATGGCGTAGAAGTTCACAATATCCGTTTGCGTTAATTACCAGTATGTTGTTAAACAAGCCTGCACAAACAATGGGCGCAGGATTTGACGTAAGCAGAATATCAAGAAACCTAGCCGGCCAAAAAGTTTATCAACAATCTAGCAAGCCTATCTCAAACACAGACATAGTATTCCCTAACACATTTGCTGACGACGAAAGAATACTCACTGCCGGATTTGTAAACTACATCTACAATCTAGTAGCCAGCGATGTACTAGCAGTATACAGTGATTATCAAACACAGTTAACAACGCTAATAAATCAACTAGGATTTAAACTAGCAGGATTTAGCGATACTCAAAAATTAAACCTAATACTAGAAAGCAGATCACCCAGTGCTAATTTTGAAGGCGGCATCTTTGTCCCACAAGAAAATTATCAAATATTCTTCAATACCAGCTCGCCTATTGAACTGGCAGTGTACAGTGGTGTGGCCGTTGAAAAAGTAGCCAACGGATTTATTGTTAGAGGTTATAACAACGACGCACCATTCTTCGATTACTATGCTCCACAAGCAGGAACCAGCAGCACAGCGGTCACTGTGGGTGGTATATCAGAAACAGCAGCAGAATGGGAAAACGACAAAAGATATCAAGAAGGTCAAGTTGTACAATTCAATAATACATTCTATAGAGCAACAGCAACCTTTACTTCGGGTGACACTTTTAATACAGACAATCTAGCAAGACTGCCTGCTCTTCCGATAGTAGGAGGAAAAACTGCTGAGTTTAAGAAAAACTTTGAATCAAGAAAACCTCTTTCTATACCTTACGGCACAGTACTGAGAACCAGTCAAGACGTAGTTGATTTCCTATTAGGATATGGCGCAAGATTAAATGACCTTGGATTTGATTTTAATTTTGTAGAATCTGAAGGTCGTGTAAACAACTGGAATGCCGCCGCTAGAGAATTCTTATTCTGGACCACACAGGGTTGGGCCAGTGGCACTGTTATTACACTTTCTCCTGCTGCCAACAGATTCTTCTTCCAAAGAGAATTTGTAGTAGTTGATGATATCTATGATGATTTTTATAACTACAGCTTACTTCAATCAGACGGACAATCACTTCCAAGAGAATTTGGAAGTTTGCTAAGAGATGAAAACAGTTTCGGTCTTGAAATAGTTAGCACAGACGAAGGCCTGTATTCTATTGCGTTACCTCTTGTACAAAAAGAGCATGTTGTATTGGTCAACAATCGTACTATATTCAACGACGTTCTTTATCAACCCAGCACTGGTTATAGAAGAGACAGAATTAAAGTAGCAGGATATCGTTCAGACGGTTGGAACGGCGGCTTAAACATTCCTGGATTTGTGTTTGATGATGCCAAAACCACAGAATGGACACAGTGGAAAGACTATGCCATCGGTAGCCTAGTAAAATACAAGCAATTCTTCTATGTGGCTACAGAAAATGCTCCGGGCACTAAAGATTTTAACAGCAACTTCTGGTTTAGATTAAATGAAAAGCCAGAGGCTGAACTGATCACAAACTTTGATTACAGAATTAATCAGTTCGCAGATTTCTACGATCTCGACACAGACGGATTTGATGCTGAACTACAAAAGATGGCACAGCACCTAACTGGTTATCAAAAGCGTCAGTATCTAGCAAACATTATCAACGACGATGTAAGCCAATACAAATTCTATCAAGGAATGATTCAAGACAAAGGCACTAAAAATGCTCTTGACAAGATGTTTGTCAAACTCAGCAGTGCTGGCGAAGAAAGCTTAGAATTCTTTGAAGAATGGGCACTACAGGTCGGCAGATATGGTGCTGTGGATAATATTCAGCAAATAGAAATCAATCTCAAGCAGGACAAAATTCAAGAATCACCGCAATCAGTAGAACTTGTGAACAGTATACCTGCTGTTAACTTTGATAAAATTTATCGTATACTGCCTTTTGAAATGTATGATCGCCCTGCAGATTATGATCACACACCTTTCCCAACTAAACCGTTAGTTGACGAATACATACGTTCAGCAGGCTATGTCAACGAAGAAGATGTTACATTTATAGCAGGCACCACTGACGAACTTAACACAGGTGATGTGAATCAACTGGGACTCGGCGAATATGTATGGGTCACTGAAGTAAATGCTACACCCTGGGACGTATACCAACATGTGTCAACCAATGCTAACGTAATTGAACTAGAAGATCGTCAAGAACTTAACAGCGAAGGGATACCTTTACGCAGTCTCTATCTAGACAAATGGGCCAAGGATCATGTACAGGCTGGCGATCTTGTAGGTGTTAGATCAGCACAAGAATTTAACATAAACAGCATCTACAAAGTAGACAGCGTAAGCCTAGAAGAAGTTAAAATACAGGTTCCTGAAGATAATGAAATTGTTCCTTTTGCTACACAGAGTTATATACTGACTAAATTAAGAAGTGTAAGAGTTGACGATTTAGATGAATTAGCACAGCTAGCACAAGAAAAATTGTACAACCAACAGCGTGTGTGGGTCGACAATTATAATGGAGACTGGTCAGTTTTAGAAAACGATCCTGTTTACGTAAACCGTCAGACACTTGTAAATCTTTCTGAATTTGACAGCACTGTACAAGATTTCGGCACCAACATAGCAGCTACTCCTGACAACAACAATTTATTTGTAGCAGCCCCAGGCGACGGCAACGGCAAGATTTTTTACTATCGCAGAACCAAAGAAACATTTAATTTTAATATAGACCAAGAATTGGTATTAGACGACGGTGATTTATTCACAGTTTCAGATGGTGGATTTGCTTCTAGTTTAGATGTAACTGAAGACGGCGAATATCTAGTAGTAGGATTGCCAACAGCCAGCGGAGTTAACACAAGATTCAAAGGCGACTTTGATGCTGATGCTGCCTACAATAAAA